CATTCTGGAAGGCCAAATCTAATGTGCGTTTTCTCTAGCCCTAAGCCACCACCAACACCAGAACCTATTACACCAGCACCAAGACCTGAAGCAACTGCAAAGGCTCCTGTTGTTGGTAGGAAAAGAGCAGTTGCTAAAAGAACTCCAGGATCAAGAACATCAGGCGGAACTAAAGCTGCTAGAAGATTTGGTACTCGTTCTTTAAGAATCCCTCTTATGAATACAGGTGGTTCTGGATCAGGTAACTTGAATTACTAACAATGAACTCTGCTTTAGGTGAAACAGCTGTTGCCAGATTTGAGCAACTACAAGGTGATCGTTCTACTTTTTTAAGAAGAGCACAGGATGCTTCTAAGTTAACTATCCCTGCTTTAATACCGGAGACTACTGGTAATTCTGCAAAGCTTAAAACTCCTTTCCAAGCTGTAGGTGCTAGAGGTGTTAACTCTTTAGCATCTAAATTACTTATTGCTTTACTTCCTCCTTCTACCCCTTTCTTCAAACTTAGTATTGATAGTCTGGAATTAATGAAGGAAGGACAAGAAGGATTGGAAACAGAAATAGATAAAGGGTTAAGAGTAATTGAAGCAGCTTTGATGAATGAGATAGAAATATCTAATGACAGAGTTGCAATGTTTGAAGCTCTTAAGCATTTAATAGTTGGTGGTAATGTTCTTCTTTATTTAACTGACAATGGATTAAAGGTTTATCACCTTAATAGGTACGTTTGTAAACGTGATGATGTAGGAAACATATTAGAAATTATTACTAAAGAAACAGTTCATCCACAAGCATTACCAAGTGATTTCTTGGAGATAATCAAGAAGAAGGAAAATTATGATGCAGAAGATTTTGATGAAGACCTAGATATATACACCTGTATAAAAAGGTATGGAGATGAATTTACTTGGTTCCAAGAATGCAAAGGAGAAAAGATTCCTGGTACTGACGGTAATTCTAAAATTGATGTATCACCCTGGATTTGTCTTCGCTGGGTAAGGATTGATGGTGAAGATTATGGAAGAGGATATGTAGAAGAGTATCAAGGAGACTTAATTAGTCTTGAAGCTTTAATGCAGGCAATCATTGAAGGAGCTGCTGCCAGTGCTAAGACTTTATTCCTTGTTAATCCTAATGGTGTAACCAGAGCTGCAACTTTAGCGAAGGCTCCTAATGGTGCTATTCGTGAAGGTAATGCACAAGATGTTTCTGTTTTACAGGTAAATAAAGGAGCTGACTTCCAAGTTTCTTTTTCTGCTATTCAGCGTATTGAATCAAGACTTGAATATGCCTTCCTTATGTCTAGGTCAATTCAAAGAGATGCTGAAAGAGTAACTGCTGCTGAAGTATCAATAATGGCTAATGAATTAGAGAATAGTCTTGGTGGTATTTATTCAATACTGACTCAAGAGTTTCAGCTTCCTTACTTAAAGAGAAGGATGCATATGTTAGTCAGGTCAGGTAAAGCTCCTAAGCTTCCAGAGAAGATAGTCAAGCCTAAGATTGTTACTGGTCTACAAGGTTTAGGTAGAGGTAATGACAGAGCTAAGCTGGTTGAATTTATTGGTACTGTCTCTCAGGCATTAGGACCAGATGTAATGAGAATGTATATGAATGTCGATGAAGCAGTCAAACGTTTAGCCAACAGCATTGGAATAGATACAGCCAACCTTGTTAAGACTCAAGAACAGATACAACAAGAAATGCAGGCACAACAACAGCAGCAACTTATCCAACATCTTGGACCAGCTGCTTTGGGTTCTCCTTTAATGGACCCACAGAAAAACGCTCAAGCACAACAACTAACAGAGGAAACTGATGCCAACCAAGAAACAGTCTGAACCAGCACCTAAAGCTGACAAACCTAAAATTGAAACACCTAAAGTTGTAGTAAAAAAAGAAGAAGTTACTACTCAACTTACTGTTTCTAAACCTAACGAGCCTGAACAAAATCCTATCCCTAGAAAGGTAGGGGATTTCAAAACTCGTAAAGGCAATACAATAACTTTTAACTAACCACCCAGAGGTTTTATGGCCACATCACAAGTCGCAACATCAGAAACTCCTCCAATGACCACGGAGGATTTAGCTAATCTTGAAAAAGATGAAAACGGTTTAATACTTGGCAAGTTTAAATCTGTTGAAGATCTTGCTAATTCTTATAAAGAACTGGAAGGCAAGATAGGTCAAACACCTACAGAAGAATCAACACCTGAAGCTTCTACGGAAGAAGAAACTAAAGCAGAAGAAACAAAGACAGAGGAATCTGACTTTGATGCTGCTGAAGTTTATGGTGAAGGTTTAGCCAATACACTTGAAGAGGCTGGTATAGATGCTCAGGAAATTTCTACTAGATTCCAAGAATCTGGTGAAATATCTGAAGAAGACTACACCAAATTAGGAGAAGCAGGTTTCTCTAAAGGAATAGTTGATTCTTATCTTGCTGGATTAAAAGCACAACAAGCTGGTGTAGCTGACGTAGCTGAAACTCAAATAAAAGCTATTCAGGATTCAGTAGGTGGAGCAGAACAGTATGGAAAACTAACAGCTTGGGCTGTAAATAATCTTCCTTCTGATCAGGTAGAAGCCTTTAATGCTTTAACTGAAACAGGTAATGCAGCTTCTATTCAACTTGCCGTTAACGGTATTCAATCTCAATACAACAATGCTATGGGTAAAGAACCTTCTCTAGTTACTGGTAAAGCTGGTCAAAGTGGAGTCACTCCATTTAGATCAACAGCTGAAGTAGTAACAGCTATGAAAGATGCCAGGTATGGTAAGGATGTTAGCTATACAGAGAATGTTCAAAGACGATTAGCAGATTCAAGTGTATTTAACGTAAAAGGATAAATAGCCTATGGATTTTAATGATCCTTCTTTGCAGTCCCTTCTGTGGGGGCTGCTTTTTTTATGCTCTGAAATAGTGGCTTTGTCACCTTTAAAGAGTAATGGTCTAGTTCAGTTTGTTTTAAATATCATCAAACTAATGAAAGTTAGTGGTGTTGGTAAATCTAAATAACTGTTATTATTTAATTACTTCTAGGTTTTCTAAATATTAAGTTGCCCCTTGCGAGGGATAACACCTTGAGAAAAGATTCGCCCAGGAAGTATCAAACACCTTTTTTAATCTTCACTCTCAAGGAGTAATCCATGTCTAACGCAACAGCGTCAAGGCTGGGTCTGGTTAACAATAGTGGAACCGCCTACGAAGCTTTATTTCTTAAAGTTTTCTCTGGTGAAGTGCTAACTGCTTTCTCTGAAAACAATGTTTTCTCAGATGCATTACATACCGTAAGAACTATTTCTTCAGGTAAGTCAGCACAATTCCCTGTTACAGGCACAGCATCAGCCGCCTATCACACACCTGGCAACTTACTGACTGGAGGAGCAATCCTTCACAATGAGAAAGTCATCAACATAGATGACCTACTTATTGCTCAGACATTCGTCGCAAACATTGACGAATTGATGAACCACTATGACGTTAGAGCAATCTACGCTAGTGAACTAGGTAAGGCACTTGCCAAAACATACGATCAGAACGTTGCTAAATGTATAGCTAACGCTTCTAGGGCTTCTACTACTCTTACCGGTGGTAGTGGTGGTACTGTTCTAACTCTTGCTTCTGGTAATACTGCATCTGCAAACGTTACTGGTGATGAGTTAGCAGCAGCTATCTATGACATTGCTCAAGCATTTGATGAGCGTGACATACCTAAGACAGACAGATTTGTAGCACTTCCACCAGCTGAATACTACAAATTACCTGAATCAGCTACTCGTACTATCGATACTGATTACAACCCAGGTGGAAATGGTTCATTTGCTTCAGGTCGTGTTCAGCAGATTGCAGGTATGCCTGTGATTATGTCTAACAATGTTCCTCAAAGTAACGTTGGATCTAACCCTGGTGGTTCAAATAACACTTACTCAGGTGACGATAGTAAGACTATTGGTTTGGTCTTCCATAAGTCAGCTGTAGGTACAGTGAAACTACTTGATATGACTACTGAAATTTCAGGTAATGATTATCAGGTTATGTATCAAGGAACATTGATGGTTGCTAAGTACGCTCTAGGTCACGGAACTCTCCGTCCTGAAGCTGCAGCTACTATCAAGCTTTCTGCTTCATAAACCATTAACTGAAGGGTACTCATATAATGTGGGTACTCTTCTTTTTTTCTTTAATCTCATGCCAAAAGGAAAAGGTACTTACGGTAGTCAAAAAGGTAGACCACCTAAGAAAGGAGGAAAGAAAAAGTAATGGCTAAAAGTGTCAGCCTTTCTATAGGTCGTGGTGAGAAAAGTAAAAAAGGTGGTCTTACTGCTAAAGGCCGTCGTAAATACAACAGAGCTACAGGCTCTAATCTCAAAGCACCACAACCAGGAGGAGGTCCACGTAAAAAATCTTTCTGTGCTCGGATGTTAGGTATTCCAGGCCCAATGAAAAAACCAAACGGGAAACCTACCCGTAAAGCTTTAGCTCTTAAACGTTGGAAATGCTAATTATGGCTATGAAAAAACGAGGACTCTACGAAAACATTCACAGAAAAAGACTCAGAATTGAAGCTGGCTCTGGTGAAAAGATGAGAAAGCCAGGTACTAAAGGAGCCCCAACAGCAAAGAACTTTAAAGCTGCTGCTAAAACTGCTAAAAAAAGAGGTAAGAAATCATGACAGCAACAACAGAACTAGAAGCAGTAAACATCATGCTTGCTGCTATTGGTGAATCTCCAGTTAATACACTTACAGGTACTCTTCCTGTTGATGTGAAATTAGCTCAAACAACTTTGGAAGAAGTTAATAAAGAAGTTCAAACAGAAGGATGGTCTTTTAATACAGAAATAAATGTAGAACTAACTAGAGATGGTTCTAACCATATTGCTTTGTCTTCTAATGTTTTAATTGTTGATCCTAATATTCATGATCATCCAGATGTAGATGCTATTCAAATTGGATTAAAACTATATGACAGAAAAGAACATACATATGAATTTGATGATGACCTGAAATGTACGGTTGTTTATTTCCGTACCTTTAATGACATACCTGAACCTGCTAAACGTTATATCAATATCAAAGCAGCAAGAATCTTTGTTGATCGTTTAGTTAGTGATGAAGGATTAAGAACTTACACACAACAAGATGAAGTAAGAGCAAGATCTATATTAATGGAAACAGACTTGTCTAATGCAGATCACAACATCCTTAGAGGTGATCCTGCTTTAACCAGTGTCTTTGGTACTTATTCACCAGCTAACGCTTTAATCAGGTAATTATGGCTGTCATCTCAAGAGCTATTCCTACTCTTCTTAGAGGGGTATCACAAGCTGCTGACCTAACAAAACGACCAGATCATGCAGACATACAGGAAAATGCTAATAGCTCTCCAGTACAGGGATTAATAAAGCGCTCTGGTAGTCAATACATAACTAATATTAGTAATTCCACTTTAGGTAACGTACATATTCAAACGATCAATAGAGATGTCAGTGAAAGATATATAGCTGTTTTTAGTAATGGCAATGTAAAAGTATATGACTTAGCAGGGAATGAAAAGACAGTAAATAAGCCAGATGGAGTTACTTATTTAACAACAACAAATCCAAGAGATGAAATAAAAACTGTAACTATTGCTGACTATACCTTTGTAGTTAATACAAGTATTACCGTTGCAATGGATACTGCTGTTAGTCAGGGAAGCAGTACTGGTGCAATTGTTTTTATTAACCAAGTTACAGCTAATACTGACTATTCAATAATAGTAGATAGTGTAACTGCTATCTATGACACAGGGACAAGTAACTTAAAAACATCAACAGTAGCAACAGATTTAAAAAATGATTTAAATGCTGGATTATCTGGTTTTACTATTTCTCAAAATGGACCTGTCTTATGGATAAGAAAAAATGACGGATCTGATTTTTCGATTGATGTCACTGATTCTCAAGGTAACTCACAAATAACTTTAGTTAAAAACTCTGTCCAAACTTTTACTGAACTACCTACAACTGCACCTAATAATTTTGTTGTAGAAGTCAAGGGAGATGATACAACTAACTTTGATAATTACTACGTTAAGTTTGTTACTAATAATGGAGGAACATTTGAAGAAGGACAGTGGGAGGAATGTTTAAAAGCAGGCATTACTTATAAATTTAACTATGACAAAATGCCTCATATTCTGCTAAGACAGGCAGATGGTAATTTTAGATTTGCCAGAGCAGATGGAGATACTTATACAATTAGCAGCGTAGATTACACATTACCTAAATGGGGAGAACGTACTGTAGGTGATGAAGATACTGCACCTAACCCAACATTAGTTGGTACGAAAATAAATAATGTATTCTTCTTTAGAAACAGATTAGGTTTCCTTGCTGATGATAATGTTTGCTTATCAAGAGTATCTGAGTTCTTTAATTTCTACCCAGAAACTGTAACTACTATTGTTGATAGTGATCCTATAGATATTGCAGCTAGTCACACAAAAGTATCTATTTTAAAACATGCAGTAACGATGGGAGAACAGTTAATTCTATTCTCTGATCAAACACAATTTATATTAGAAAGTTCTATTGCAGAAGCTTTAACACCTAAGACAGCCAACCT